AGCCTGTTGAAATACCTCTTGATTCTGAGTTTGCAGGAGAAAATTTTACTTCTACAATACCTCCAGCAGAAGTAATAGAAATAGGTCCAGGTGAAGTAGCCCCAATAGACCCTAATGTTTCTCAAACAGTACTTCAAGATGTTGCACCAGTTACTTATCAAACTGGAGGGACTGGTGGTAGTACTTATGTACCGCAAACTGTTAAAGCTATGAATACCTCAATTACATCTCCTACAACAGGTTATGTTCCAGGTAATGTAGCTCCACAAGCTGCTGTAACTGGTACATTTAATCAACCACTTCAAACTGCAGGATTATCTGCAGTCCCTGCTCAAATATCTTATAAAACACAATATGCAGGAACTCAAGGTGCTGTACCAGAAGGTTTAGTTACTAGTGCCCCAGGAACAGGTCAAAAAATACAATCGGGCTACCAACAACAGCCGTATATAAATAGGCAAACTACTCAAGAGATAATGGTAACTGAGTTTAATGGTCAACCTGTTACGTATGTACCTCCAGGATTTGTTAGAAAGTTTGCTAAGTCTTCTACTCAAGCCACATCAGTAGATCAAAATGTAACTGGTGTAACTAATCTAGCTGAAGGTGGTGATATAGACAGAGATGCTATGTTAGCTAAAAGGCTACTAGGTTTTGAAGGACTACCTAACGAGTTAGAACAATTTTTAGAATCTGATCCAAGTGCATCTTCTCGTATGAACATGTACAGATCTACTATGAATGATATGAATCCTAGTTCAGTTCCTAATCAAGCTAATATAGCTGGACAACCACACAGACTTGCTTATGTAAATCCTCAAGAAGAAAAACTTCTTGAAGCTGCAGGAGGCGCAGGACAACCTTCTTATGGTGGTATTCCTGCTTATTTTACTCTGTCACCTGACCCTAATAATCCACCAGAAGTAGGGTCTGTTACAACTGATCCAACTACAGGAACTAAATACACTTGGAATGGAACTTCTTATGATATTACACTTTCATCGGGAGAAAGTGGTGGTACAACTGGAGGATTTGGTAACACAGGAGATCAAGGTTCAACAGGTCAACCTGCAGGTATTAGCCCAGCTCAATTTAGAACTATGCAACAAAATTTAGTTACTCAAACAATGCAGCCAATACAAGGTGGAGTTTCAGGTATCCTACCTAATGCATCTGACTTTATACCTGTAGATGCAGGTATGACTGTTCCACAAGCACCCTTTGCTGAAGCTGCTACTGCAGGTACAACTTCTGTAGCAGGTCAGCCTATCTTACCTAATGTACAGACTGCTTCTACAACTGCAACTCAACCATCTGTAAAAACACAGACTGACGATCTGACAGCTCAAACTTTAAGTACTCTAACAAAAGATATTACTGGTCAAACCCAAGATACAAGTTCCGTATCAGGTTTAGGTCCAGTGACAGGTACAGCTCAGACAGTTCAAGATGTTGCAGGACAGGCAGGAGTTCCTGTTCGTACTGTAGATCTTACCCCAGGTGCTAAAGAGCTAGTGGAAGGAACAGGTGTTGATCAAACTCAAGTAGGTCAAGCTTTTGGTACAGGTGAAGTACAAGCTGCATCTGTACAAGATGAGCTAGCTACTCTTATGTCTCAGTTTGATGATGGTAATACACCTGCATGGGCTGCAGGATCTATGCGTAGAGCTACTGCAGTGATGAATCAACGTGGCCTTGGTGCTTCGTCTATGGCAGGTCAGGCTATTGTTCAAGCAGCTATGGAAGCTGCACTACCTATTGCACAAATTGATGCCGGTAATAAACAACAGGTAGCTTTGTTTAAAGCTGAACAAAGAGCTAAATTTTTACAGATAGATTTTGATCAAGCCTTTCAAGCTAAGGTTATAAATGCAGCAAAAATATCTGAGATAGCTAATATGAATTTTAATGCGGAACAACAAGTTGCATTAGAAAATTCAAGAGCTGCAAATACTATGGATCTTGCTAATTTAAGTAATAGACAAGCACTACTTTTATCTGAGGCTGCTGCAGTTGCTAATTTAGACATGGCTAGTCTAGGTAATCTACAGCAAGCTGAAGTTCAAAATGCACAAAACTTTTTACAGATGGACATGGCTAACTTAAATAATAGTCAACAAACAGAAATTTTTAAGACACAACAAAATATAGCTGCAATATTAAGTGATGCAGCTGCTGAAAATGCTTCAGAACAATTTAATGCTCAGAATGAAAATCAAAGAAATCAATTTTTTGCTAACTTGTCATCTATAGTATCGCAGTTTAATGCTTCTCAATCAAACACTATGGATCAGTTTAACTTAAACAATGTTAATTCTTTAAGAAAATTTAACTCTGAGATGCAAAATCAAAGAGATCTATTTAATGCTCAAAACGGTTTAGTAATAGCTCAAGCTAATGCTAAGTGGAGACAGAACATAGCTACTTTAAATACAAGTGCCCAAAACGAAAGTAATATGGATTTTGCTAAGACCATAAATGCTTTATCAGCTAAGAATTTAGATGAGATATGGCAAAGAGAACGTGATATAATGAGTAATGCATTTGTATCCAGTCAGTCTGCTGCAGACAGAGCATTACAAATTGTAATGGGTGATAAGTCTTTAGAGTCTGTAAGACTGCAACTAGCAGCTAAAAAAGATGCAAACGATACAGAACTTGGAATGAGATTCTTATTTCCTGATTCTGAAGATGGTGGTTTTGGTTTCTTCCCTGACTTTTCATAGTAAAAATTAATTGAGGATATATAAATATGAGTTTAACATACAGAAAAGCTTATGAAGACCTAAATGAAGCTGTTAAAGAGGGTGGTACAACTGCAGTAAAAGCTTCTAAAAACATGCGAAATGTTCGTAGTGGTTTAATGAGTTCTGATAAAGAAGCTATAGAAAGTATATTAGAAGAAGGTGAATCTTCTCTCGAAGCTCGTATGCCAGATAGGTTATTAGAAAAATATAAGCTTGTTAAAGAGTCTAATAAAAGATTGATAGAAAGAATTAAAACTGAAATTGATGCAGATGGGAGTCCTACTGATGAAGATAACTGATAGACCAATACCAGGTCAATCTCTAACAGCAGAGCCTAGAAGTCAAGCTTTTGAAAGACCTCCTGAAATAACTGATCCAATAGAAGCTATAGACGTACATCTAGATAATCTTTCCACTAAAGATGCAATAGGAGATTTAATATCTTTTGTGGAGTTGGGTGTAGACTTAGTTACCTTAGTTCAAGGTATACTTAGAAGTGCTGTCATGGGAGGAATACATAGTATTGATGTAAGTTTAATTATTGCTCCTGTTATACATGAACACATAAAAGGTGTCTTAGATGCTTCTGGCGTTAAGTATGAAGAGGGTTTTGAAAATAAAGAAGGTAAAAAAGCTTTAGAATATAAACGTGATGTAGCTCGTGCAAGAAAAATGTTAGGTGAGGTAGACTCTAAACTAGAGGTTACAGAAGTAAAAGAAGAACCAATAGAAGTAGAAGAAGAGCCAGTAGTTAAAACTGGTCTAATGGCGAGGGCATAGTTATGGCATTTAGTTCCGCAGGTGCGAATGCATTCTTTGATAAAAGAGATGCAAGAAGAGAAAAACGAAGAGATAGAGAAGAACTGAGGAAAGAGAAAGAACTAGATAGAGCATTTCAAAGAGAAAATAGCTTGTTTGCTCTTAGCCTAGAAAATTTAAAAAATAGTAATGAGTATCTTACAGGTGATAAATATACTTCAGCTGTAAAAGCAAATAAAACTTTACGTCAAGGTCTTATGGATGAGGACTTAACTGCAGAAGACTTAGAATTTTATAAGCCGATATTAGAAGATCCTTTTGCCGCACAGTTTGTTCAAGATTTTATAGAAGATCGTGCAGGACAAGGTTTAAATATAACATACTCTATGATACCTAGCATGTTAAATGTTATGTCGTCTAATGCACCAGAACCTGAAAAAATAGATTTTATAGAGAGAATTACTGGGACAGATTTTACAGGAGAAGCTGGTATAAAAAGATATAGAGAGTTAGCAACAGAGATAGTTTCTGCTCCATCTGAAATTCAATCAACACTTTTTATTAGTCCAAAGCCAGGTATGGACTTAAACATTAAAAATAAAGATCTTTATCAAAAAGCTCAAAGAGAAAAAATTGAAGCTCAATTAATACCTTTGGCAAAAATGAAATTAAGAAGAGATGCAGAGCAATATGGTATAGAAGACCAAAGAGTACAAAATTTACAAAAATTATTAAATGAACTTGAAAGAGGTGGTGAAGGAGCTAATAGAGCATTTAATCAACTAATGCCGATGGTTTTAGACAAAGCGTCTTTTGATCTATTAATAAAAACTTTTCAACAAGATTTTATAGGTTACGAGGAAAACCCTTACTTACCTAATATAACTGCTTTATTCCCTGACTTAGAAGAGGAATAGATGACTCAAGTTACAATACAAGATCTGAGAGATAATTATCCTCAATATATAGATTTAACAGATGATCAGTTAGCTGAGAAATACTCTACAAAGACTGGCATACAGGTTATGTTTCCTGACTCTGAGATAAAAACAGCTCAAGGTCTGTTACCTGAAGCTGGAACATATTCTCAAGACGATATGGTAGGTGACTCTATCTATCCAATTATTGAAGACTATATGTTAGACAGGTATGGAACTCAGTCTGTGCAGGGTAGATCAAAAGAAGATGTTGTAGATATGTATCTCAACAATCGTAGAGGTGTTTCTGTAGGAAATACTGTACGTGGTCTGTCGGAGATGGACTATATAAATAATATACAAGGTGACTCAGATAAAGTGGCAAGAGCTGCCTCTGCTTATCAACTGTATGAAAATATGGCTAACCTATATAGTAAAGAAACTAATTTAGGTGAAAGAGTAGAAGGCACTGTGGATTTTATAAGGAGTGCTATACTTGATCCATCAAACTTACTAGCTGGATTCTTAGGTAAAGCTGCTGCAGGTGGTTCTATTCGTGTTGGTACAGAAGCAGCTAAACGAGCTGCACTGAACGAAATGAAGAAGCAACCTACTAAAGAGCTAGCTAAAAAAGTTGGAACTAAAAAGTTTGTTGATGGTTTAAATACTGCACGTAAAGCAGCTAAAACAAAAATAAATGATTATGCACAACAAACTTTAGGTAAAAGCGTAAAAGAACGTTTATTAACTAAGGCAGCAATTAAAGAAGTAGTCACCGTAGCATCTGTCGATGCTGCAATAGGCACTGGCATGGAATATCTATACCAAGATGGTCTTGTCGATGTTGATGCACAAGAAGATATAAACTATTGGTCAGTTGGTATAGCAGCACTTGGTGGTATTGTACTTGGTGGATTGCAAGTAGGTTTTATTGCTAGACGTGGTAAATCAGATACTGCAGTACAAACAGCAGAGTTACCTGAACCAGAGGTTGAAGGTTTTCTCTCTGAAGCATCAGAGGCAATAGGAAAATACCTTGATCAAGATGTTGTTCCTATCTCTAGGGATTGGAAAACAAAAATAGAAGGTGGTGCAGTATTATCTAAGGATAGTTTAGATTTTAGTACTGATTTTTTTAAGACGTTGTTATTAGGTCACACTAAAGACGACAAAGTTATTTTTAAAGGTATGACACAGATTGCTTATGAAAGAGGTTTTGTTTGGGCAAGACGTTTTGAGGGTGATCGGTTTACTAATTGGATGTCCGATATAATTGGTGGTGTAAGTAATAAAGAAGCTAGAGCTTACATAAAAGCTATAGAAAAAGCAACTGGTAATAAAATCACCCTAAAAAATGATGAAGGTAAAGTTATACCTCGTAATAAAGTTACTGGTAAAGATATTGGGGACATACTTGCACATAAAATGTCTGAAGCAGGTGCAACTCTTGGGGCAGCAGGACAGTCAGCAAGGCAGCTAGGACTATCAATAAGTGATCTAGAGTTAAAAGATTTATACGAGTCTGCTATAGATGCAGGTTTTGTAAAAAGTAAAAAGAAATCTAAAGAACCAAGCATAGTAGCAGAATCTTTTGCAAAAAACCAAAACAGGTTGATTAGACTTTTAGTTTCTCATCCATCTACAAGTGCTCTAAATGTTATTGGTTGGGGTGCTAATACAACACTACAAAGTGTATCTGATATAACTCTGTCTTTACTATTGGCTGGAAGAGGGACTATACAAAAACTTTTAGGTGATGTAGAAAAAGGTGCTAAAACACAAAAGTTAGCTGCAAACTTATTGAAATCAAATACACAAAGAGTTTCTTTTTTGTTTGATCCTGATATGACTTATACAGCTTTTGAGTCTGCTTTACAAAGAAACTCAGCTGCTTTAGAAAAGCTAAATAGTATTCTTCCTGGAGGTGTAGAGGGAACTAATAGGCTACTAACAGACGGTAAGTTTAGTGCCGATCAAAAACTTTTAGGTATGAAGACCGATGCAAAAATTGATTTTATTCAAAAATTAACTCTTGTACAAGCCCAAGATCTTTACACTAAGTCTCAAGAATTTTTATTTCAGATGGATAAAAAACTTAGAATGACTACAGGTAAAGGTTGGAATGAATTTTATAAATCTCCTGATGCTGTTAAATATATGGCAACTAAAGAGTATCGTAATATAGAAGCTAGTGCGGTTGACGATACCTTAGAAGCTATCTTTTCTAAATCTTATAAAGGAAGAGATACAATAGGAACTCTGGCAGGTTATCTAGAGGATGCTAGAAATATACCTGGATTAGGTATGGCTGTACCTTTCGGTAGATTTTTTAACAACACTGTTGCTTTTATGGGAAAGAACACACCTGGTCTAAACATGGTGCTAAGAGGAGCTGGATACTATGATAGTATNGCAAAAGGTGAAGCCTTTTCTAGAAGTTTAGTTAATGCAGGTATTCTCTATACACTGTCTAATCAAGAGATAGAAAACGTCAAAGAAGGACTTCCTGTATACACTGCAGTAGATCCAATGTCAGGACAGTTGTTAGATCAAAAATATGACTTCCCAGTGTCAGCTTATAGGATGGGTGCTAGAATTGTTGCATTAAGTCGTATGGGTGAAAGCCAACAGGCGATGAGTATGTTTGGTCAATTTACTGAGGACTTTGGTGCTTCTGGCCTACTAAGAAACTTAGACACAGCTCAGAGAGACACATTGGAATCTATAAAATTTATGGTTGATCCTGAGAGGCGTGATATGGTTAAGGGAGCAGAGATTGCTGCTGTAACTCTTGCAAGTCAATTTATAAATCCTCTTATGAGACCTTTAGAGCCTTTAAATATTGCTGTCGGAATTGTAGCAGGACCAGATGCAGCTCCTATAGATAGAAAACAAAACAATAAACTTGTTAATAATGCATTTAGGTATATAGATAATATCATACCTTTATTTACAGGAGAACGTTTAGCAGAACCTAAACAAACTGCTGCAGGTGGTAAAGCTGATATACAAACTACAAAAGTATTAGGTGCAAGAACTATTAGTTTGACCGATACTAAAAGAGTTATGGCTAGGATGGGTTTAAGAGACTTTACATTAGACTTAGACAAGAAAATAAAAGATTTAGCTCCAGCTTCTGCTAATGCTTATCACGGTATCTTTCACGATGTAATAGAAGCTGAGTCAAGTTTATTACTTGAGTCTACTTGGTTTGAAAGTTTACCTCAAGATGAAAAGCTTGTTCATTGGAAAAGAGAAGTTTTACCTAGAGCAAAAGATTTAGCTAAGTCTTTTTTAAGACTTCAACATTCTGGTCCTGAAGATGTTACAAATCAACAGTTTGAGATAGCGAGTAAATATAATAAAAAAGATATTACAAAGGGTTTAAAAGAATTAAACCTAGACGACTTTGACGAGTTAAAATATGAAGAACTCTTTATATTAGAGAGGTTCTTAGAGACGCAGAAAGATTTACAAAATCTCTCAATAGAAATGCAGAGATTCGGAGGTTAAACAAAAGGGGGCTAAACGCCCCCTCTTTTTTTTATGTATCATCTTCTAACATATAGTCTGCCCAATCATAAGATGCTTTTTTAATCTCTTGCATTCGCCAGGTTTGTCTACCTGCTGCAAGAAAGCCACCCATAGCTTGACCTGCTAAGTATAATCTAGGTGTTAGTTCCTTAACAGTTGCAGGTTTATGTTTCTGTCGAGCAAATTTCTTAGCTTCCTCTTCGAGACTCTTTGTCAAGTACTTGCTCCTTGTTTTTGAAGTAGGCTTTGTTAAAGCCAAACTCCCAGTCCCTATGTTCTTTAGTGTTNCGAACATAAGGATTCGTTAGGTTTCCTATTAAGAAACCTTTATAACCTTGATTAAAAGGTTTAGCTACTTTCGATTTTGAAGCTGAACCAGTGCGCTTAAATACCATTGTGCTTTCTCCAAATCTTGTACACCATTTTTATATCGCCATCTATGTAAATACTTAGCAATATTACCCCTATAGTAACCTATTAACTCCTCATCTGTCAAGAAGTCTTCTATATATTTTATACATTCTATTGTACCTTGACCATAATGTTGAGGTTTACTTACTGGATCATAGTCATTACCCATAGTCAAAGTAGTAGGGCTATCTTCGTTTATAGTTATAGTGTCAGACAGCTTTGCTATAGCATCATCAAAATTAATCATAGTATTATTAACTCCGCATCTGTAAATGGAATGTGAAAGAATAGTTCACCTTTTCTAATGTATCTACCTTTAGCTTCTTTAAGACTCTCTTTAGTTAGTAGGTAGTCTCGAATACGCCAAGCTTGTTTTAGATCTTTACGAAAAACATAAAAGTTTAGGACACCGTTCTCTCCTTGATACTTATCAAGTAATCGTTGTTTACGTTCTGGTATCCTAATCTCTTTCCAATGCTCAGGCCAATCNCCATCCCAAGCTACTTTAACTTCAGCTTCATTAAAGTAGGTAAACCCATGCTTCTGAGATATTATATCAACGTGGTAATTTTCTTCTGTGTTGACTAGNACATGATCTTTCTTTGTAAGATATGCTGTAAGAGCATCCTTAGCCTGAGTATCATAAGCCTCATATAAAGCACGATTAAATTGTTTTCTAACTGGTTGCATATATTATGCTCCTATATCTACGATTTCACAAACGTCACCAGTACAAGCAAAGGTCTGACTACTTGCAGTAGTGTCTACTTTTTCATACTCTGAAAGCTTTGCCCAGTCAATACTTTTTGGCATTACTCTAGATAATTTTTTATAATCGTCTTTTGTGCACCACTGATACGGAGCTTGCTGATAAGTGTGTTCGTTATAAGGCAAGAAGCTTACCCCAGACATCTCATCAAAGTGCTCGTAAACAAATGCACCTACTTCAAACCATTCATCCTTTCTTACATTAATTGTTACACTTGGTTTATGCTCACACCAATGTCTTTGATACATCAACCATGTATTTAGTTGTTGAATAGCTGAGACATTGTCGGTGACAATTGCTCCTTGAGGAGCTTTAACTGGAAATGAAAACACAGTTGTTTGATCTGGCTTCATGAAATCAGCTTCACTTGGAATACCCTGATCTTTCATAAACTGTGTTAGTGGATCTTTGTTATCACCTCTTACGGTTCTTATGTAATGTGGTGAATGCCTTGGGTGTATACCTGATGCAGAGTCCACAAGTTGTGAAACTGTACCGCTAGGTTTTACACAGGTAATTGCTGTTGATTGTGAAATGCCAAGGCGGTCAGACCAATCAGCATTAGTACGAACAGCCACTTCTCGTAAGTGTTCAAGAGTCTTCTCCAATCCTTTGTTTTTAATTGTTAATAGTTGATTGTCCATTATCCCTGTGAGAGACACACCGAGCAATCGTTCTTCTTCTGTATTTCGCTGCCACACCTTTCGCAGATATGGGAACTGGGTGTACGTGCTTTGTATCGTCCCAAGTATTGTAGCACATCTGATCTTTCTTTCCAAGTCTTCAATCGTGTCAGTGGCTCGTACCACAACTTCNGTAAGATTGCAGAACTGGTANGGGCGTAAGATAATCTCACTACAAGGATTAGTTCCGAACTCAAANTCAGGATCACGTCTACCATTCTTTGCAGCTTGTTTCTTAGATGCTTCCCTGTTAAATACACCACGTTCTCCACTTCCTGATTCTACCAGTGCCATCCACTCTCTCATGAATGATACACTGTCTGGTTTCTCTGTATAAGAAACAGAGTTATTTGCTAAAGCTCTTTGTGGATTGTTGTCCCACCAGTTGCCTGATTTAGCATGACGCATTCTGTCATCTGACAAGTTAGATAAACTTATCATTGCAGATCTTCTAACACCACCGACAACTACAACCTCACCAATCTTACACATTAGATCGTGACACTCAATTGATGACAACTTACGTCCTTGTGCCTCCTTAAAAATATTAATTGAGAAGTTGAATAAGTCAACTAATGGTGATGGACCTGATGCTCTACCACCAAAGGTTTTAAGTCTAGCACCTGCAGGACGAACTTTAGATACATCCCATTTAGGAATCTCACCTGCCCACAAGAGAGCTAACACTTGTCTAAACGCCTTAGCCCATCCTTCCTTACTGTCCTTTACCACAATGGTAGTATCACTATCGAAGAGTTCTGGAACCTCTGGAAGCTTAGAGATGAACTGACGTTCAACACTGAAGCCAACACCAGTACCACAGAGCAAGATAAACATAGCCTCATCGAAGGACTTAGGGTCATCTACGGGTAAGTAACTACAGTTATATCCTGCAGTATTATCTCTCTCAAGTGCTTTTCCTGCAGTCATTAAGGCTCGCATAGAAGGCATAACCTCTAAGCTAAGTATAGATTCCCTTATCTCATTGTAAGTGTCGTGATCTATGTCGTAGCCTACAACNTTGCCCATGTAGCGGTCAACTGTCTCTGACCAAGACTCTCGTCTTCCTTCGTCCTCAAGCCAACGAGCATACCGTGAGGTGTGTATAAAGGCTTGGTAATCAGTTGGTAAATAGTTATTCATCTGTTGTCTCCCGATCCAGATAGTACACCACGTTTTTTTCTGTCTTCTAGCTTACTAAGATTAGCTCGAGCTACATCATTCATATTCACATTTAAATCTCTGCACAATGCGGCAATGTACCACAAGCAATCACCAATCTCATCAGCTATAGCCTTACGATCAAAGTCACCATCACGTAAGATCTTTTTTACTTTGTTTGCAACTTCACCTGCTTCAGCAGCTAGGCCAAGTGCAGGGTATATAACAGCATGTTTACTGCTGTAGATAGCAGTATCAGCTGCAATTTTTTGATACTCTTCCATATCTAAAGAGTTGTAATACTTAAAGGCTTCTATATCTGTTTCATTTATCACGTCTTACCTCACATTCTTCTATTACAATATCATCTATGTCATACAAGCTAGCCTGTACTAATTCCATAATTACATCCGAATTGTTGCCAAATGTTTCTAAAAAGTTTGCATCTGGATCAACTATTATCTTCAAAGTTATTTCAAACTCCATCGGAAAGACCCCTAGTTATACCCAGAATCATCTGGCATGTCAACAACTAATGGCTCAATACTTTTCATAAAATGCTTTTTCCATTCATAAGCAGAATCAAAGTCTTCAAACCAAAAATTATCTTCACCCATGACACCATCTATCTCTGACTTACAAACTAAAAAGTAGTTAGAATCTAATGGTATATCATCATCTTCAATTTCTTCTACTGCTATTGGACCTTCCATAACACCCCACACTTTTACTTTCATATTATTTCCAATTTTTTAATAAGTCCATATAGTGCTCAAGACTTATCATTGTTATCCAGGACTTTCTATCGGCTCGAAAGAACACTACTGGTTCACCTTTACCATGTTTACTGGCTTGTTCTATATAGTCATAGGCAGTTTTCATACCAGACTTTCTACGTTTAACTTCGATAGTTATTGGTAGCTTTTTTCTAGCTGCAGGAGATAGTTGAATATCCTCACCTGTGTCTCCCATAGTTGTGGACTTGATGTCATCTTCTTCAAACTCTGGAAATACTTCTAGCAGTTTGTCTCTGATTTCATTCTGACCAGTTCTACCTTTTGCTTTAGCTGCTCTTGACATGATTGATTATAACCAAGGAGGTTTTTCCATAACGGTATAGTCACCCCAGTCTGTGCCATAGTCAGAATCTTTCTCTGCCTTTGCAATAGTAGCTAGAGTTTTATGTAAGTGTTTCATACCCCAATGCATAATCTCATTACCCATAACATGTAGGTGAGAAACATACGGTGCAGTTTTTTCGCAAGCTATAAAAGAAAACTTCTTTACGTCATACCCTGCTAATTTACAAGTGTAAACATAGTGAGCACCTTGTAGAAAATATCCATACTTTATACATTCTTTTAAGAAACCTTTAGGACTAGCATCCTGTGTTGTCTTAACATCAAAAACTGTTTGTTCTGATTCTAACATTAGATCGGGTCTTGTCTTTAGCATAAGACCTGAGATAGGATCTTGTGCAAAGATACTTACTTCATTTAATCTCTCTGGATGATTGAGATAAGATGCACAGACTTTATTTTCTAACGCACCTCTAGTTATACAGTTAGCTACGTTGTATTCTACCTCTGTTAGAAGTATTTGATCTTCAGTAAGTTTTTCTTTTAAGTCTTTAAAGGCAGCACTAGATTTAGTCTTTGGGCCTTTTACGACTAGATTACGTTCTTTCTCTAAGAGATTGGCATGTACTGCACTTCCCATTGCAAAAGCAGGGTTGTTTGAATTACGCTTTTCACCCTTCCAATGAGCAAGAGATTTCTTATACACAGCTTTAACTGCACTAGAAGATATACCATCTGTCATGTGGTAATCTTGATTAGACATATTTGCTATTATTTTTTTCATTCTATATCCTTAAAAGGTAGCCCCCCGAAGAGGGCTACTAGTTGTTTTTGGAGGAGGTTAAAACAACACTTCGCTTTGTTTTTCTTCTTGAGCTACAGGTGGTGGCGAAGCATCATCCCCTGCAGTATCTGCTACGTAGGCAACATGGTCAACAACCTTGACCTTGTCTAACCTAGTACCGACAATATTAGGTCGGCTCGTGTCGTAAACGGACAACTCTACTTCTACAGTAGATCCGTTACCAATGGTGCCATCATCACCGATGCTCCAAGTAGAACCATCAGACTTTTGAACAATAGGTGCACCACTATCCCAATCCTTTCCTGTATTAAACTTACGGATAAACTTTACTTTTGTTCCACGTCCTTCTGGATCTGGTGTACCCTTTTTCATAGAACGTGAGGCTTTGAGTGCAGCCAAGTTGTCATCATCCATGATGAGATCAATAGTGCAAGCACCATCGTGATCTCTGTAGACTCCATCAAAACCTTCCATATCACGGTTAGTTTCGAATACTTTTGCCCACTCTGCAATACCAGTTAATTTAACTTTACGTGTAGCCATCTTTGGCCTCCTTTATTAATGTACATCACTGTAACGCTGACCATACTGTATATCTATTCCTAAGTCAACATTTAATTTTAATTCTTGGTTAAGTTTTTCTATAGCCCAGTTTAATGCATCACTATGCTCATTTTGCTCTCCTTCTTTTACTAGGTTGATAGATTCGTCATGAAACTGACCAATGATATTTGATCTACGTGTTCGGTAGTATGCAACCCACTTGTCAAAACAATATGCACCAGTAGATTGATTTAGAGTAGAGAACACATCTTTCTCATAACGAAGCGAATGCCAGAAACCACTTACAGGATTTTGTACCCACATCTCTCCGTTGATCTGTCTTACCTTTTGATCTTCAGAAAACTTTTTCACTGACCAGTTTCGATTCCAATATGCATCAAGCAATGCTTGTGACTGTGGGATACTCATCCCTGTGGTTCGAGATAACTTGGCAGCGCCAACGCCATACGTTGCAGAATAGTTGACAACTTTATAGTTCTTACGTAGTGCTTTCAGCTCTGGTTTATGTCCGTGGTTGTAAGCATCAATGTCAGACTGTCGTATTGCCCCTGCGTGTTTGGCTAGGTCAAGATGTGGATCAAAACCTGATTGAGACATCTCATGTACATACTTTGGATCGTATGGCTGCATGTAGTGTCTCTTAGTCGTATCCTCAAGAGAAGTCATATCCGCACCGCAAAGAACATAACCAGTTGGTGCTGTTAAGCAACCACGTATCTCTTCGCCCCACGGTCTGTCAACTCCTGGAAGATTGACCAAAGGTTTCTTATGCTTAAATCGTAAGGTGTTAGTAAGCCCATCAATCTCAGCCATAACGTAACCATTCTTTTCACAATCAAGAAAGCCTTGAAAGATTCCAAGTCGGTGTTGCATCACAGTCAAACCCTCAAGCACTTCTACCTTTGGATTAGTTT